CTTTGGTGTTAGTCATTTATTTTTTATTATAAATATTTTGATTATTAGAATAAGATACTTATATTTGTAGAGAATTAAATAATTATATTATGCCAAAATCAAGAAATAGAAAAAATCATAAGAAAAAAGTTCAAGCTCGTAATATGAGATTAAAAGGTGAACAGAAAAAAATGATGGAACAAATGGAGGTTTTAAAAGACCAATATTTAAAAGAAATAAATAAGAAGTCGGAAGAAACTTCTAAAGATGATAGTGGGGATGTACCTTTCACATTAGGACCTGAATCTATACAACCTACTAAAATGTAATATGGGGGTGACTGGAATTGATTGGCATCCGTCGATTAATGTCAGCACGTCAAGCCTGAATTAAGCTTGTAAAACTGATTCATTTTTTTAACTGGCAAAACACTTGCTAAGTTGGCACTTTTAGGACTTGTCCACGAGGAGTCAACAGTGGCTGTAGCGTAACTAAGTTACGAGATAGCTCCATCTCTTCTAAAGAATTTAAGATTTGTGTCTTTAGATTTTGAGGTGTCAAACAGACAAATCGACCCCGGTAAAGTTTTCCGCCGGTATGATGTATAGGGGGACTTGGGACTGATTTGAAGGTTGTTTATTCTATAAAATTAAGTCCGACAACAAAAGAATAAACTAAACGTGTAGGATAGACGTTAGTAGAAGATGAGCAAGACGTGGGTTCGAAACCCACCACCTCCACCAAAAAGAAAAGGACCATTTAGGTCCTTTTTTTATTTTACTAGATTAACTAACCCTTCTCGGGCCTCGATTAAAACTTGCTCTAAACCAATTATTTCATTTTCTACAATTCCGTTTTGTTGAAATGCTACATCTAGACCTATACTGTTTCTTAACCAATTATTAATCATGTTAACGTCACCATGTTTATTTATATCCAATTGTGTTCCTGGTATTAGTCTTCTTTTAAGAGCTCTATTTGAGTTATTAGATTTTAAATAAGCTATTTGACCTCCTTGTTTTATAACCTTAAATTCACCTAATGGTGTTATACCAGCACCACCTTTATATATAGCGATATATTTGTATGGAAATTGCCCAGTATAGTTATCCATCATCGCCATTGTTAATGCTTTTGCTAATTCAGATTTTTGTGTTTCACTAGGTGTACCATAAAACCCTGGACTATTGTTAGGTAATGATAAATAAGTTGAGGTTGGACTATCACCAAAATATTCTGCTGATGCTTCTACAACCCCATTCATATATTTTAATATTTCTTGGTATTGTTGTGGTTTTATTGTTGATGTTGTTATGTGTTCTGTACCTGTAAAACATAATGTGTCGTCAGTACCACAATCTGCAGCGTCACAACCATCTATACCAGTATCATCACCACAAAAGAAGTATTGGAATTTACTTTCCCAAGTATAATCGTATTCACATGGTAGTGGTTGTAATTTAGTTAAATCAAAACCTGCTAGTGCACAGATTTTAGGATTTACCTTACAAAAAAAGTTACTAGCTAACTCATCGACACAACCATAATATACTTTTGGTTCTTTCTTTTTATTTTCAACACATTTACATTTACTATTAAGTCTTACATCTTCACCATCCTTTTTTCTTTTTTCACACTCATCGTATGCTTTTTTATTGGTTTGTTTACAAGATTTTTTCTTTGGTGGTGATGAAATACCAAGTTGTTTTGCTAGTTTACAAAGAGCATCTGCATTCTTTTTTGCTTTCTTATTAAACGCATCCATATCCACATTAGCTGAACGTGGCATATCCCCAGTCTTTGTCCCCACACCTACCCTAGATAATTTATCATTCATTCTCCAGACTAGACAAATAGATTTTAAGTCTTCTTCTTCAGTAAGTTTAATAGTTTGGTCAAATATGTATTTTAGTGTTTGTTCTCCACCATTTCCATACATATCCGCTTTATGGGAATCATAATCTGTCCCACTACCCATTTTAGCGTTTAACTTAATATTTGGATGTTTATCATTACATATTTTACACATATCGTAAATTTTTACTCACCGAACAGTTTATCCATAACACTCATATCATCTAGTGCTTCAGATGTTAATGGAAATCCTTTATCAAATCTATTCACTAAACTATCAAAAAATGAATCATCTATCGCATCTCCTTGTATGGTTTCCATCTTTTCTTCTGCTTGTTGTACTGCAAATTTAAATATGTCATCACCATACAAATCATTAAATGCGTTAGGTGTTAAACTATCTACCCAATTTTGTAATGGTTGGGTGGTGTTAGCTTTAAGATATGCTGATTCAAATTTAGATATTTCTTTTATCACACCTCTTTTAAGACTATACACCGGGTTGTATTCCTCAATACCCTGTCTATTATTTGGTCCAGCAATTAAATAACTAGGTATTCGTATTTGAGCGGCTTTTAAAGCTTCTTGAAAATCTGATAGTTTTTGTATTTCCCTGATATTTCCACCATTATCATATATAATTGCCCAAGGTAAGTTAGCTATAAATGGAAATGCGGTTGTTACTGTTGTATCTGCTTTTGGACCCAGTATTGCTGTTACTGTAAATTTTGCTATTTTGCCCACAATAGTAGTACCTATGTTTAAATTGGTTAAGTCTCTCCACAATTCTATTTTAAATTGATTTAGGTATTCGTTAGATAATTGTGAACCTTCTAGAACACTTCTACATTTGTATAATTCATCTAATACCCCCTCATCGTCTACAATACCTAACCACTGTCCAGTAAAGAATTCACCAACTTCATTCCAACCTGGGTTACCTTCTAAGCTTCTATGAAAAGCTAACCAATCACTTTCTCCCCATCCTTTGGTTGTATTATCTATAATTTCTCTAGTAGTCCCTGTAATAGTTGCATCTTTTTCCTGAATGTATTTTACTAATTCGTCCTTAATTGTATCATCGTATTTATTATCAATAGTATATTCACCCTGTAGTAACTGGTGTATCTTTGTTGCTCTAACGGATATTACAGCTGGGTCTGTACCCATACCTTCTTGTGCGTCTTTACTTAAACTTTTCCAGAACTCATTACTAAAAAATCCCGCTACTTTTCTTGGGTTTTCTGTAATGTATTGTGACAACTGTTCTATCCATCCAGACAATCCTCTCCACAAGAAACCTATGGTAACCATCCAACTTGCTAAAGTTACTTTACCTATCTTGTAACATAAAACCATTAGAATAGGTGTTCTACAAGAAACACTAATTAGTTTACTCATAGCTGCAGAACCTAAGTCGTATATACCACCCAGAATTTTAGAAACTCTACTATCCGATATATAATCTAGTACTGCTTGTACTTTTTTACTATAAGTTCTAAAGTCATTTTCTCTCATTATTACACTAATAAAAGAATCGTCAGCTTTTAAACCTAATTTTTCACCTAAAAGTTCTCTAACTACTTTTGCACCACCACCTTGACTTTTAGGTAGGTTATACAATAGTTTTATATTTTTTAAAACGTTACCATCTAGATTTATTAATTTATATCTAAATAAATCCGCCATACCATCATCAAAATATTTTATATATCTAACTAGAGCTTTTTTAATTATCGCGTCATCAATATCTCCCTTAACTATTTTAGCTATAAATTCATCAGGTGTAATTTTTAATGCGTCATCACCCTCACCAGCCATAGCTTGTACCCATCTATCTGATGGACTGCCGTCCGCTTTTACCATATCTTCATAACGGAAAGAACCTTTAACATCCTCCGGGGATAATTCTTTTAAATTACGTAAATTCAAAAACTCTACTTGTGAACCTTGTCTTACTTGACCACTAGATAATTCATCAGCGGTAAGTAATCTATACTCCTCTGGCTTATTTTTTATTAAGTTTTCTGCTTCGGAAGATTTAACAACCTGAGGTTTAAGTCCTTCTGGTGTTATTCTTACCACGTAAACTTCATCACTTTGTTTTATTATTTGTTCAGTAACATCATCTAAAATACTTCTTAAACTCTTATTTATTGCTCTATCAACGTTTAATTTTCTAATTATATCATCCGCTTGTTCATTTAACATCAAACCTTTGTTAAATTTTTCTTCAGTAAGTTTACCTAGTCCCGATATACTTCTTATACGGTTTATTTCTGATAACAAATTATTCATTTTATTCTTTTTTTATAAATATACATTTATTATGTTAACATCAGTTTATTTAACAACCTTCTAGGTTGGGTGTTAATTTACAGGTACATTCTAATGACCATACCCTATTAAATATAACAGTCATGTACTCTCCCGCACCTTCTATATCTTCCTCAGCTATCATATTATTTAATCTTTTAACAACATTTGCGACAGCTTCTTCAGTAAATTTTGGGTTGCACCCTTCTTTTAGTACTTCAAACATTTCTACCCACCAGTACTCATGTTCTGAATTACCCATAATTTCATCAGTTGCATTATTTAACACCTCTTTAATTGGTTCAGGTAATTCTTCTATTACCTTTTCAATTTCTGATTCACTCATATTTTCAGTGTCTAATTTAGATATTTCTTCTAATTTATCTTTAACTATTTTATCTAATTTATTTGCGAGTTCTTGATTAAATTTTCCGGTGTTGTCTTTTACGGCTTCTTTATAGGCTGGGGTGTTTTTTATTTCTTCCATAACACCATCATCTTCCATCCAACCCCACTGTATTAATTTTATTTTAAGAATTTGTTTTAGATTTTTTCTTAATTCGTCGTTTTGAGCTAGTATGATTGCTCCTGCTGCTGATAATGTCACAGTCAGAATTCCTATTTCTTTACCGAACCTTCTCCATTTATTAAATAAATTTTTAATCTCTGGCATTGAATTTAGTCCACCCTCCAACATTTCTTTAAATTGTCTTACTTGTGAAGCGGGTACATTACTAAACATAGGCAATAATTTCAATTCATCTTCAGTCATTCTAGACATTGCTTTTATAGCCTTTTTATTTTCTTTAAAAGTTTTTAATACATCAGCTTCAATTTCATCTAAATTTCTAATAAAATCGTCAAGAGCACCCTTAGTTGCATTATCTGCCGAATTATAAATTCTTCTCATCTGAGGGATTCCACCTTTTTTCATAGCAGCTTCCATTATATTTTGTACTATTTTTACATCAACATTTTTAGCAAACCTAACTAACCTCCAACCTATTCTCGCTAGTGGTAATAATTCAAACGCAGCAATTAAGAAAAAATCAGTTGCAGCACCTTCATCACCAAGACCCCATCTAGCACCTGCAAGTGCTAATGCAACACCACCAGCAATTAGTACTGGGACCCAACCACCACCCGCTAAAGCAATAACTGCTCCTGTTACCTCCGCTACAATTTGTGCACAATATAAACCATTTTCTAAACTTTTACCACAATATTGTACAACCTCATACATTGTATCCCCTAGAGCTTTTAAGGCTCTAGCTGGTATAGCTCTAAATTCTTCATTCCAACAAGGGTCACATAGTTGGTGGTATCGACTACCTCTAGTCCAAGTAGTATATAATTGTCTGTAAAGTGATGCCATATTTTCATATGCCATTGCCATTTCTACTGTTTGTGTTACTTTATCAAGTTGACCATCATCCCTTAGTTCTTCCGCTTTATCTCGTTCTTTTTGAGCTTTATTCTGGAATGTCTTTATTCGTTTTTCAGTTTCTTCCATTAAAGGTGGGTAGTAGTTTAATCCACCTATATTATTAGACCTTCTTGTAAATTTTCTACAAGCATTTTTAGTAAAATCTAATAACCAATCATCTAGTATTGCGTCATTGTATTTACCACCACTTATAACCCCAACAGGACTACCACCTTCAGCAACTTTTCCAAGACACATAAGTTTAGGGCAAAATAATACTGTATTTAGTGGTGTGTTAGACCCTTCAAACTTATCAAAATAAGTGTTAGCTAAAGTCATAGGAGAAGCTTCTCTAATATAGTAATATTGATTGGTGCTTTGGTCTAATTTTCTTTCCCACTTCCACATTCTATAGTTTTCACCATGAGGAGCACATCTTTTTACTAATTCACCATCTTTAGTTGAACTGGATGCGTTTGATGCTACTCTAGGCCAAGTTGAGGTTACCGTTCTAAGTTGTCTTGATGTATCCCAATTCGGTGGTAGTACGTAACTCTCGTCATCCAAATTACTACCTTCGTAATCACCGCTTTTACTTAATTCATCTTTAACCAATTCTAAATCTTCATCACTTATTAAGTCATCAACCACATCTTTTTCATCGTTACTAAGTTCTTCAAAGTTTTTTTGGTATTTTTTCTTGGCAAACTCGTCCCTTAAAAGTGTTCTAGCGTCAGAATCTAACGCTGAAACTGTTACTGGGTCTAAAATTACTGTGTCATACCTGAACTCCCATTGTAGTGTTGTTGGGTCAAATATCCACCTATCACCTTTACTTGGTGGATTAGCTGTGGAGTCGTCTATATCTCCCCAAGAATCATCCCAAACTTGTATCTTTTCTAAATCGGTAGTAACTTGATTCTGTAGTTCTTTTTGTTTTTCATATAAAGAATCTGTGAATACTAACGCTACATTTTTTAATTCTTTTCCATTTGGTGGTAGATGGAATCTTCTAACACCCTCTATGGAACCTTTTATGTACTCAACCCAATCATTATATTTTTTTTCTTTTTTTTCACTATCTACATAGTCTGGATATTCTTTAAAATATTGGTCGATTACTTGTTGTGGTGTTAGGTCTAAATTAAATGAACCCGCCGGTCTCCATATATTAGCTAAAGTGTTTTTAAAGTTAGGGTGCCATATCATATGGGTTGGTTTTATTTCCCCTGATTTCCATAAGTCTCTAAATTCTTTTTGACTGAATGGTCCTTTAACATCTTTTTTCTTACTAGAAGTTCTATAATAATAGTTTCCACTAGCAGAACTTTGTCCTTTACTTAATACTGGTATTCTTTTTGTTTTTTTATAGTCTTGTTCTCTAAGCAATGTTTCTTTAATGGTTTGTGCCATTAAAGATATTAGTTGTTTTTGAGATAATGTTAACTTTTTATTTACCATAATGGATTTGCTTTGCCTCTACTCGGTTGGTATGAGTCACCCCATTTTGTATTTGCTAATTGATTTGCTATTCCTCTTGCAATACCTGAATCCCACACACCAACACTAGCTGTACCTGCACCTGCTCCATCATCAGATTCACCACTTTCAGTTCCGGAATCTTGTTCACCCAATTCATAACTTAGTTCCATACCATAGTCTGCTGCTGGGTCCATATAACTATCTGTAGGACCTTCACTATCAAAATTAAAACCTTTTTTTATTTTAGAGTAATTAGTTTCTGGTTCTGTAAAACCTTCGTCTTCTAATTCTGGTTCTGAACCTAAGGCCCCTTTACTGACAAAATCATAACTATTATCACCATCAGAATCGTCAGGGTATCCACCCTGTATACCAGACATAATTTCTTCTTCTAAAGAAGTTATTTGAGTTAACTTGTCATATATTTCTTCTTCTGTATTTTCTCCACCACATGTTCCTTCATGAACTTCGCCACAAACTTCACAAACCATTTCTTCTTTACTCTCATCATAATTAAAAGAATTTACAACACTATCTATATTATCTGCCATCTGTGCTATTTTTGACTCCATCCAGTCTTCTAATTTTTCTCCATGTTCCAATCTATCATGCATACTTTGTGCTTTAGTAGCTATTGTATATAACTGTCTTTTAGCCATATACGAATCACCATGTTCTTTATGGTGGTCATCCATACATGAATCACATTCATTAATTTGATTGTCTTTCGTCTTATTACCGAATATTAATTCTTTTACTCTAGATATTTCTTCTTGTATTGTAGGCATAGTATAATATATTATATATATAAATATAATAAAGATAGACTAATTGCCTATCTATTTTTATCTTATAAGATGTGTGTTCTGGTTAATTAGAATTGTTAACCCTTCTTTTAATTCTAAAGGGTTTATTTTTCTTTGTATTTGTAAGTGATTACCTTCCTCATATTCATCATAATCATACCAATCTACTTCTTCAAATAAATCACATAATTCATCTAATTCTTCAAATAAAATTTCTAATGTGTGTGTGGATTCAAAATCATCATCCATTACTGTGAATTCTACTTCAACCGTCTCTCTATCTTCATATATGAAAAAAGAGTGTATTTCGTCTACTACCATAATATTATAATCTTTACAGATTAAATATGGTAATATTAGTGAAAAGTTTAAAGTCTTCTAGATTTTAACCAAAATATTTCTCTTCCAGCACGAGTTTCTAAAGCTCTTAATTTTTGGCGGGATTTACGTAACTCAATACCTTCTGCCTTTTCTAAATCACTCATTAGGAAGGAATGGAATTCTAAAATATCCGCATTTAATTCTTCCATGTACTGAACTCTATCTTGTAATTGCATTATTTGTTCTTCCATTAAACCCAATATCTCCTCTGGTGAAAGAATTTGTTCTAACTCATCTTCTATATCTGACAAATCTCTTTCCTCTCCATTATCTTCCATATCTTCTTCATCAGAAAATGTTTCAATATCAACTAATCTTTCATCGGCTGCTAAATCTTGTTCTAAAATATTTTTAATAACATTAGTTAATTGTTCTTCTGATAGTTTAACTTTTTTTGCCATAACTTTTTTATTATAAATATACACTTCTTTTTATTTGGCCCATTCTATTTATTTTTGTATCTTTGTTTTATGAAAGAAAAATTAAAAAATTATAAGTTAGTTGGTGTTTCTCTAAGTGAACACCAAAAACTTGTTTCTCTAGGTAAGTTAAAACAAAAAGGTTTAGCTCACGACGCTTACTGGAGTATGGGTAAATCTTATTATTGGGTAAAACGAGGAAATAAAATTTAAAAACAATTTAACAAAATGGGACATTGGGAAGACTTTTGGTGGAACATAACCGAAGACATTAATAAAAAAGGTTTAAAAAAAGAATTTGACGCTCAACTTAAAAAAATGGAAAGTCAAGATAAACATAGATACAAAGATTCTAGGGGTAGATGGGATTATGCATATCATAAGGTTACAAAACTTTATAGTGATAAAAAAAGTTAGTATATAACAAAAAACCCCGAATTAACGGGGTTTCTTGATTTTAAGACGCATATAATTTTTTAGAATTTATATGAGAACCCTAGATTGAAAGTTCCCTCTCTATCTCCAGTTGTTTCATCTTCTTTTAGAGGCATACTGTATCTTGGCTCAATATTAAGACCTTTCCACACATTGTAAGAATAACCAACTCCAACTGTTAAGTTGTCTGTAGTTTCTTCTGTTGGTGCTTGAACAGATACAAAAGTATTTGCGTTCCAGTTGTATCTAGCCCATAAGTCATAATTAGTTTCACCTTCTGCATCTTCACCAGCTTGAATCACACCCAAAGTCCACGTATCGTTTAAAGCATACCCAAAACCTAAATTTTGTGTTACTTTATCCATAGTTTCTTCTTGGTCACCATCATAAGTTCCTATGACCAAAAAGTTTTGAGCTGATGCACATACAGTTGAAAATGTTACAGCTAATGCTAAAATCAAATTTTTCATTTTTTTTATCTTCTTTTAACTTTTATACTTTCTAGTTATTTTTGAGATGTTGGAAAGTCTTCATCTCTTCTCTTCACTTAATTACTATTTTTTAGTGAAAAATGACGCTAACAACACTAATACTACTAGACCAACAAATCCTCCATTACCTAGAGAGTTGATAAGAGCAGTAAGGTTACCTACCACATCCATGTTGAAAATAGCACCGCCTGTTAATACAAACCAAAGAATAGATACTGGGATTACTGCCATTAGAATTGACCCTAATCCACCGAAAAATCCTGTGATGTACTTAATTACTGAATCCATGTTAATTTCTTTTTTTATCAGTTTATATCTCTTTAGTTCCGGTAACTCAAGAGATGACTTAGTTCATTTGGACACCCATTTTTAGTAAGTCTTGTTAATATGTACCGCTAAAATCTGAAAAGTCAATATTTTTAAAAAAACTTAGGTTTTGGGACTAAAATATGGTAAAAATTTGCTTATATGGTTATTTATTTACGATAAATCGCTATTGATTTCTCCTTTAATTTGTGTTATTTTTAAAAAAAATGTCATGGGATTAAAGAAAATTAAAGAACAAAATAAGGAATATAATGTATCAATTTTAGATTTATTAAGATTACTCGACCCTTCTAAAACTGGAAAATTTATGTATATTTTACTAAATGAAGTGAGGGGTATACCCGCTCACGAGTATGGTGATTATACAGATAATCTAGAAGTTAAAACTGAACATTTACCTCCAGTATTAAGAGTTATGCTTAACTATTTAGTGGAACTAGTTGGTGGTTTACAGGCTGTTAATTCTCTTCATAAATTTAATAATTTATTAGATAGAAAATTGATTGGTAAGAATGACATACAACAATACGCTAGTATGTCAGAAATTGTAGATGTAGTATATAAAAAGGAATTAGAGTTGTCGGACAAGAGTTTAGATACCCATCATGAAGTACTTTTAGATGGTGATTTTTTAATTATAAAACCTTTAAATGTCATATCTAGTAGAAAATACGGTGCGTCTACTAAGTGGTGTACATCGTCTAATAACCCAGAAACATTTTATGATTATTCTAGTAGGGGAATTATTTTGTATGTTATAAATAGAGATACGAACGAGAAGACTGGTGTTTATTATGAACTTAAAACCAATGAATTGTCTTGGTGGGATAGTAAAGATGATAGAATAGATGGTTTAATGGTTAATTTACCTAAAAACGTAAAAAACTTCATTTTAGAGTATATTTTAAACGAAAAACACCCAAATAGTTATTATTTTAACAAAGAAACCAAAGAATTATCAAATAAACCTACAAATGAAATGGTTTTACCAAACACAACAGGACACTTCGCAAATCCAATACCATTTACTGGTGTGTGGCGTAATAATATAAATGGCCCTACGTGGACTCCTACTACTACTAATGAAGAAAAAATAGATGAACTTGTTAATAAGACTTTAGAATACCATTATACTATTAAAGCTTTAAATGAAGGTGGTGAAGAGATGAGTTAATTAACTCATGTAGTATTTTAATTTTTCTGAATATACTGTCTGCGGTTGTACTCCTTGTAAAGTTTCTTGTACTTCTCCATTTTTAAATATTTTTACACTAGGAATTCCTCTAATACCGAATCTCATAGCTATTTCTTTTTGTACGTCAACATTTACCTTATATACATTATTCGGGTAACTTTTTGAAAGTTGTGTTATTGTTGGTGTTAACATTCTACATGGTCCACACCATGGAGCCCAAAAATCAATTAGTACAGCTTTTTTATCTGTATCATTAATAATTTCATCGAATTCTTTTGTTGTTGTAATATCCATAGTTAATTTTTTTTAAAAATACTAAGAGTTTAGTTAATAATAAATAGACTTTTAGTTGTTTAAATCATTTAAATTTATTATCTTTGTAGTATGAAAAACATAATAATCATATTACTATCACTATTAACTATAAGCTCTTATGGTCAAAGTGAACTAGAAATGAAAATTTTTAAATATTTTAATGATTATAGGGTAGAAAAAGGGGTTAGTCCCATAGAGTTTGACTATAAAGTTTTTTTAGCTGCTCAACATCATAACAACTACCTAAATGATAATGGATATCCATATAATTATAATTTTTATAACGGTCACCGCGAAAAAGAATTGGTTTATGTTAGTGATAGAGTAAAAGAATATGGTACCACTACTTTATTAAGTTCTGGAGAATGTATTGCATATGTTTTTAGAGCTATTAAACAAAGTGATGAATCTTTGTTAATGGACGTTATAAAATTATGGGATAAGTCACCAACACATAAAGAAATAATGTTGTTAGGCAACATTGATGTTGGTGGTATTAGTGTTTTACAGTTATTTGATTCTAAGGGTGATTACTTTTTAGTGACTTTAAATGTGGTTAATATTAGTGATTAGGTTGTAGCTCCAGCGTCCACTTCTTGACGACAAACATCGAAGGTCATTATTTTTCTATATGAATTGTCTCCCCTTCTTAATTTTACATCTGGTTCACCTACCCATTCTTGTCCATCATCCCACCTTAATGTTACCATAGGAACTTGTGAATGAAGATTTAATTGTTCTTGGTCCCATCTATTTCCTTCGTAGTATATTGGTTCTCCTTTATATGTTGCGTGTTCAGCAGGTGCTCCCGGCTTATGTCTATCCATATAACTTCCGGAACGTCCACCAGGTGGACTACCACCCTCAATCATTCCTTTTATCCCTACTTCTATAGTTTCACTATTAGTTTCGGACATAATTTTTTGAGCCAACGCATTATCTATTCCTACACCACATACCACGGTATCACCTCTACGTTCTGGGTTAACAATTCTGTAATCTTTAGAATTTAATAAATCTCTATCTCTAAGATTATTTAAATTTACCGTCATAACTTTTTTCATATTTAAAAACACATCAAATATTGCTGAATCACATGTATGGTTCTGACTACTTTTTTTACCACTACTATATTCATTCCCTTCTCTATAATACCCTACATATATTTTCATATTTACCAGACACTCTGTTAATAATTCACCCTCTTTTCCTGGTTTATCAAATACTAAATCCATAGTAATAAATTGTCCGGGATGTGGATGGGTACTTTTATTTCTTTTTTCATCTATTAACCCACCAGTATCAACAATTACTGCCTGTATATCTTCTGACTCTAAAGAATCTAAATTATTTATTCCTTTATTTTTTAAAGCTGCTTTTATATATGATAAAAAATTAGTTCCTCTACTTTTTGCTAAAGCTAGATTTTTTTCGTATGGTGTATCACCTTTTTTAAATTTAACGTCTTGGTCTTGTGGTGCCTTAGTAAATCTATCATTTTCAACATTTGCTTCGGTAGAACCACCCCCATAAAAATTACTTGCACCTGAACGTATAATTGCTTTTCTTAATGTCATACCAGCATCTATAGCTTTCTGTAGGTCTCCACCAAACTTTTCTGATAATTTTTCAATAACTTCCTCTATGAAAGGACCAGCAACACTTTCTGCAGCGTCATCTAATACTTTGTACTTAGCTATTTTGTCAATTACAATCTCTATGGGTTCTTGTTTACTTGGGTCTCCTTTAACCACAGTTTTTCCTATACTATAATTTTGTTCGTTTAGGGTCTCGAATCCCATAATTTCACGAACTCTGTTTATCTCATTTAGTATATTCTTTTTCATATATTATAAATATACACAACATTCATTAAAATAATTCGTATAATATAATACAATTCACTTGGTCATTTAATTTAAATTTATTATCTTTGTAGTATGAAAACAATAACAACAATATTACTATCCTTACTAACTTTAATATCTTATTCTCAAACAAAACTAGATTTAGAAGTTTTTAAAATCATTAATGAATATAGAGTCTCTAATGGTTTACAAAAATTAATATGGAGTACAGAAGCTTTTGTTGTGACTGAAACACACAATAATTATATGGTTAAAACTGGTAAACTATGTCACGGAGAACCTATTGACATTCCTAACCACAAAGAAATTCAAGATTTGGGTGAAAGATTTACAGATAAAGGAGTTTCTTACTCATACTTAGGTGAAAATGTAGCTTGTGTTTTGTATAGTGATTCTCTTTTACCTTATATAAGTCGTAGTATTGTTAATAACTGGATTAATTCTAAATCCCATAATGAATTACTTTTAAATAAAAATGTAAAGTTGGGTTCTGTTAGTACTTCTTTAGTGGGAAGAAAAAAACTTACTTATTCAGATATTACTGGTCATTGTTTCGCTACCTTTAATGCTTTTAAGTGATAACTTCACATGGGTCAAACGGACCGAATACTTTCATTTTTTTACCTTTATTCGCCCCTCTATTTGCGTTATAAGTAGATATTGTTGAAGCTTCTGCATCTAATAATACTTTACCTTTTTCTGTTTCTATTTTAATCCATGGAACATCATTATGAGCGTCTTTACTAACTGGTTCTAGATAAAAAGTCACTGTACCTTTGCCTTCTTCACCTGCTTTTGCTATTCGTGCTGCAACAGCGTCTTTTACTGTTAACATAACCTCTCTACTACCACCATTTGTTCCAGGAACCAAGTCTTTTCCTGCATCATCACCAGTTCCAGCATTATTTAAATTTATTTTTCCAATTCTATTATTATTCAACCACACCCAAAATACTGCTCGATTACAATTATGTCCACTACTACTTGTTCTTCCTTTATTTATATTTTGGGAGTATGTTACGGCGGCTTGAAGTGCTGTCTTATAATTACCTTGAGCTTTTTCTAGTTTTTTCTTTATATTATTTATATTAGCGTAATAACCAACAGTAACTTTCATACCTTGTAAACATTTAACTTGTGTAATGATAGCTAATGGTATCAATTCTACTGTAGCTTTTATAGTTACAAACTGACCTGCTCGTGGGTATTTCTTAACATCTCTATTTTCATCATACTCCCCACCAGTATCTGTAATTACTTGAGTAAATTTTGGTTTTGCTGTTATGTTAATACGTTTAGCTGGTAATTTCTTTTCTAACTCCGCGAATAAGTTCTGACCTCTTTTTAAAGCTAATCTATTATTTTTAGTTTCATTACCTGTATAATAGGAATCTGGTTTATCTATTACTGGTTCTTTTTGTGTGTTTGACTTTGTTGGTTTTACTGGTCCATTAAAAAAGTTACTCGCTGAAGATTTAACATCCGCTATAGTAATATTCATATCACCGGTTTCTAACATTCTTGCTCCATTCTCATCTTGTGAAATTGTTTCGATAAGTGCTTCAATAAACTTATCACTTAAACCACTTTCTGTTACGTTTACTGGAAACTCTCCTTTAGCGATTATTTCTAATACATTATCCCCTAAATCTTTTATTCTAATAAATGGTGGTTTTTTTTCTACCTTACCACCACTTTTAGTAGTTTTAGATTCTATAGGGTCACCATATCTAGTCCCATCAAACCTATATATTTTATTATTTTTAGGGTTTATATAATAACTGCCTTTTTTAGCTGCACTAGGAGCTACCAACACGGTAAATGGGTCTTCCAACGTACCACTTCCACCACCTTTACCTGTACCTCCAGTATTTTCTTTAATCCAGTCAGTACCAGTAAGTGTACCATCTCTTAACTTAGCTCCAACCCATTCAACACCATTATGTGCACTAGTATACTGAATTGCTTTACCTTTTCCATCATGTGTAATACCTGGACCATTTTTTCTAGAACCGTCCCACTTAACATCTGGGTGATGGAAATGGGTTTTAGGTAGATTAACCCAAGAAGATTTAGGTCCCCAGTACTTTTCTATAAACTGAGCAACGTTTAAAGTTCCTCCAGGCTCGTTAACATAAAGCTCACCTTTAGGTCCCATTTTAGTTCTATTTATGGGTTGTAAATCGTATTTATAAGATGGTGAACCTTTAGGTACAAATCCATCTCCCTGGTCAACACTCTTTACATCTTTTATCCTACCACTACGTGACGCACTTAATTGCCTTTGTTGTTCACTAAGAACACCCATTATCTTTTTTACCCTATTTATATTTTCAGTTAATTTTTCTTTCATTTTAATTCCATAATATATGAACTGTTTTATCATTAAAGTCAACTTCTAAACCTGTCGGAAATACACTATGTGAAAATAATTCATCTGACATTTGGTCTTCGTAGTACCACTTACCTTCTTCATCACTATTAAATCCGCCCATATCATCCACCAATAATTCGATTTCTTTTTCCACCTCTACTTTGGTGTAATCTTCATCGTATAT